TGGATCATCTTCTGTTCCACCTGTGCTGGGGTTACGATTATGTCGTTCATCGCTTCTCCCATATAACAATTATGCGTGAGTGCGATTTAGATCTGGTGGTCTTTGCATAGCCCACCTTGGTGATTAAACCTTGGTGCGACCATGTGCGAACCTTTGCTCCGATAGCATTATTAGAGTTGATTGAACGCTGATCCGGAAAACCAACTGCATCAATCATGTCCTCGGAAGTGAAAGTATCTCCGCCTATTAGAGTGGCAAACCAATCTTCTGCTTTGCGTGTCCACTCTCGTTGAAAGATAAGCGATAATTGCGCGCCTTCATTTGCTAAGCGCTCTCCAATTTCGACGCTCACTTGGCTTCCTTCTCCGATTTAATGTACTCGACCTGCTTGTTGATAGCTTCTTTAAGTGTTGCGCCAGAAGCAGGAACATCTAAGTAATCGCTTTCTTCTGCCCATACTTGGCGAAGTTCATCAATATCCAAGATTGCGCTTACCTTCTCGATAATCTTTTCTGCATAAGCAACATCCTCAGCAGTAAAAGCAACTGGCTCGATCTCGCGAACCGCTGTGACTGTCTGCTTCTTCTCGGTTGGATTGTCGGCTTGTGCCATCTCTTCGCTGGTGTAAATGCCTGAGAGATCATTAGGAAATGCTTTGCGTAGAGCAAGTGCTTCTGCGCATTTGCCAAGCATTAAATCCGGCATCTTCTTCCAAATTGGATTCTGCGGAACTGCGTATGAATCCCATTTAGCAACTGCCCATGTTGGGTTCTGAACATCCTTGTAATAAACGCCGACTCGCGCTGCTGCTGGGGGCGTTGGCTGCAACCAAACATCAGTCCATACGCCGTCTGCTCCACACCATTGAGTTGGGGTTTGACCGCCGTAGTTTCCTGAACGCTGAGCTACGATACGAAGCCCATCAATTGAGGCTTGGATGCCCCACTTACCACCACGTTGAATCATGTAAATCTGGCGAGCAAAAGGATCTAATCCTGTTCGCTGTGATTGGTGAAAAAATACCTGTAAATCACCCTTTGAAGCATTGGCGATTCCAAGTTGTCCGAGTGCTGCTACTTGCTGGTCAGTCCAAAAATCTTGGTCTGCCTTTAGAACTAGCCCATGATTGCTCATGCTTTACCTTTCGTCTGGGGTTCTTTTAACCCGTGTGTGCGTAATCTATAGCCCCCGTAATCTATGTGTCAACAACCCTTTTGGGTGTGTCGTGAGAGGATTGACCCATGACTACAATCATCGGAGTTGAGTACGAGGACAGCTGTACGCTCATGGCGGATAGCAGAACTACCGATTCCGAAGGGCGAATCTACAGCCATCCATCAGTTGTAAAACTCAGCAGACGTGGCGACTTTATTATCGGCGGAAGCGGGGAAGCCTATCCCTGTGACGTGGCTCAGCACCTATGGGTTCCACCAAAACTCACACCCAAAGATAAAAAAGATCTACTTCACTTTATGATTACTAAAGCCATGCCATCACTACGCAAATGTTTGGTAACAAATGGTTACAACTTTCATGAATCATCAAGCGAGATGAGATTTCAATTCCTCGTTGCCGTGGGTGGAAGTATCTTCGACGTAGATCAAGAGCTTGTTGCTTCCAAGAATGACCCGGGGATCTACGCAGTTGGCTCTGGATCTTCTTATGCTCTCGGCGCACTCCATGCTGGCGCTCAGATTCTAGAAGCGATGGAGATCGCAGCAAGGCTTACTGCCTATACTGCGCCACCATACATTCAGCTTAGCCAATCAAGAGTCTGAGGAAATCTCTTCCTTTAACTCTAGCATTGAATAACAAATAGGGCAATCAACACTATCGTTAATTACGGTATTGAATACAAACCCACAAGCGGGGCATACAAACTTAAACATTTTCTATGATTTGCCTTCCTATATTTCTTGTATAAATTGGCGGTATTGCTTCTACCAAATCTCCCCAAAGCATCCAGTCTATACCCATGGCTTCTCTGGCTTGTTCAATTGTTTTAGCTGTATGCCCCCCCCCGGAATTTCATCGCGCATAGAACCATATATTCCTACCGGCTTGCCTTGCTCTTTATGGTTGCAAATAGATCCAATTAACTTTATATTAGATTCAAACAATCTATGCCTACGGACTTTTAACCCAAACGATGAACCACAAAATTGAATTGGATCAATCAATGGAGCGCCGGGAACATTTTCTATAACATAAGTTTTTGCACTTTTAATAAGGGCATCTCTAGTCTGGGGAATTAAATCCACTTTATCTGTATTTTTACCTTGAGCAACCCTAAGGTGCTTGGTTGCAGAATGAGTTTGGCAAGGAGGACTTGCTGTAATAACATCAAAAGATTTCAAAAAATCTAAATCTTGCATTATATCTAAGCAATCAGCCTGTATGAAAGTATATGGATAACGCTTTTGTTTTTTAATATCTACGCCAGTAACCTCAAAACCAGCATCAGCATAACCTTTACTTGCTCCGCCAGCCTTACAATATAAATCAAGAAGTTTCATTATTGCCTCTCATAACTATGACAGCAGATGGAAATGGTGCTGAGTTTTTAGACCCACCAAACTTTAGCCTTCCGCGAATAAACCTTACTTCATGCTTAATGCAATTATCATGCCACCATGCGGTATCTGTGCGGGCTGGTACTAAAAGCACAACTGTTGCCCCCCCCCCCGAAACTTTCACGATTTGCTTTAGAAGTCCAAAGCCCAAGAGTTCTTCCGTATGGAGGATTAAGCCAGATGGTTTTTCCCATAGAATCTTTTGACCAATCCCTGATTAAAGCATCTCTTCTAGTCTCATCAAAATGATCTGGCCCATACCAATTAGATGGCACTAAAGTTGAAGAGCTTAAAGCGGCTGCATCTAATCCAAAATCAAACTCATCATTTAGTTTGTCAAAAAAATTTAATGGCGTAGTCCAAGTGTCATCATTAGAAGTCAAAGCTGCGCCATCTGATATATAAAAATTTCCCACATTTCACCTTTTCTTTTAATTTAATCTAACCAAATCTGATACTGAGAAGTTACGCGACCTTTCACGGGGTCGATGAAATGTAACCGTTGTGAGGGTACGCCAGATACCGCCATAGAATCTCGTGCGTATCGGTTGTCCGACTCAGTTGAGCCAGTCCAATAGATAGATCCAGTCTGATCTGACATTGGTTCCTGAGCAAAACGATGGTAGTGACCAAGATAAATATCTTGGAAGAACCACTTGAATGAGCCAGCCTTCCAACGGTTTCCTGCTGCTTGCCATGCTGAAGGAGATGCGAACCCAGCGCGACCAACTTCGTCACCATGCATGAGTAGGGCGCGATAGTTACCAATCTCTACCTTCTGAATATCTTCTGGGCAATCTTCCCAAGTGAGTCGCTTCTCTTCTGCAAGTAACTGGCGAGCTAACTCGTAACACATACGGTCAAAGTTATCTGCTTTCGGTACATGGTCACGCTTTGATCCGATGCGCCCGTGGTTTCCCCACTCAGCAACAACCTTAACGGTTTCAAATTGCGTCAAAAGGTAACGCACAAAATCCACCATCAATCGAGAGACTGTTGTGTACTGCTCGAACAAGGTGCTATCAACTTCCCATAACTGCGCCGGGTAATTGAACAGACCTTCAATCATGTCCCCACCAAACATCACTACGCAGTCCTTGACTGGGTGGTGCTTGCGGGCGATCTCGGTAATCTCAACTGACTTATAAGCAAAGTCCATGACTCGCTTCTTCATTACCTCTGTGTTGTAAGTAGTGGTGACTTTAGCTCCCTGCCAGTCGGTAGCGTGGAGAAGTGCAACCTCAGCCTTAGCCTTACGAACGTCCTTCTTTGGGGCTTCTACGGGCTTTATGTGACCCATGGCAAGCATCGCGTCGTAAGCTGCACGAAAGACTGCCTCGCCCATAAGCTGGTCGCGTTGCTTCTGCTTCTGCAATTGCTTCTGAGTGTTGATGAGAGCCTTACGAAGTTCCACAATCTCTGGATCTTTGTCTCTCTCGATCTGCTCTAAATCATTTTTTAGGGACACGTTGGCACTCTCCACGTCTATGTCTGCCTATTGTTCCGCTTGCTAACTTGTAACCGTTGGCAGTAAGAACCTTAGAAATTGCTGTGTGTGAAACGGATTTATCTTCCATTTTTACAGTAAGAAGTTTACGCTCTTCTGGTTTTAAGGATTCTAGCAAAGTACAGGTAGCGCACCAAGCGCGTCGGGATTCAACAAAATTCTCTTCGTTCTTGAGATCATCAAGCAACCCCATCAGATGCCCACGAACTCTCTGATAAGTCGAATGTAACCTTCTTTGTCATCGTAGGAATCTTTGTGGATAGGATTCTGAAAGATTCTGACACTCTTCAAGGCATCCATCATTAAAGCTACTTCATGCGGCTTAATGTCATCTATGCGGAGCAGCGCTCCCCAGATTCGACCTATGGCTAGGAAGTTATCTTCCGCGTTACCGTACTGATCCTGTCGTTCTTCTAAAATCTTATCTATCATTTTCACCCTTTCTCGTGATGGGACAGAGCCTAACAGATTATGGTCTAACTATGTGTTAAGACACAAAAGAAAAACCCCCGCGAAAGGTGAAAAACGCGAGGGCTTCCTTGTCCGATTAGGAACGAGAATTAGGATACAGCAAAAGTTCCGCAATTGATAACAGGTATCTCCGGCGATTCTGTTACACGAGCCCAGACAACATAAGTACCTACGCTTAGCCCACTAATCAATGTACCGATCTGACCATGGAGTGAAGTTGACTGAACCCAGTTAGCTGGGCGAGCAGTTGGTGAAGTAATTGCAACTTCAACTTCATTGGCATTGGTGATAGGTGTGCCATCAAGGGTGACAAGAATAGGTTGGAACTCGACGCTCTCGCGTGGGTAGTTGTTAATCATAGAAGCATCCCTTCCCAACGGCGTTGGGCTAATGAAGCAAACTTGCTGCGCTCGGCAAGGATACCACCAGCCTCTTTACTTCCGAGGCTTGAAGATTCATCTCTTGCTGTAGCAACTTGACCTGTCCAATTGCGCTGAAGTAGTTCTCCATCCCATGGGCGATCCATGATCTGGGCATAGAACACTATATCGTGATCTGTAATTGCGTTGGACTTCTTTGCTTTTGCGGTAAATGAAGCAGTAGCGGTAAGACTGGATCCAACTGTGTAAAGTCGTGAAGCATTTGTTGTCAGACCCGCGGTAACCCCAAGGACTGCTCCAACATTTCTGCTTACGCTTGCATCAGCGGTTAAACCAACTGAAGTAGCAGTTAAAGAATCTAGGCTAAGAGTTTTTGTAGAGTCGGCTGTGACTGTGGCTGTTGAAGAAAGGTTTGACTGAGGGAACTGAACGCTGGATATAAATCCAGAAAGGGTTGCTGTAACAGCGAGCGAAGATGCAAGGCTTTGTGTCTTAGTGATAGCCCCTGATTCACTCGCTGTTACAACAAGAGAAGAATCTAGCTTTTGACCCTTGACGGTATTTGCTGATTCGGTGGCTGTAATCGCGAGCGGTGCATCAGCAAAGTGGGTGATAAGGGCTGAGGTTGTAAGCCCTACCGTGACCGATGTTGATGTTGCTATAAGGCTGTTATTGGATGCAGATCCACTAACTGTTGCGCTGGCATTAAATGTTTCATCCGCATACTCAGTCTTGGCTGCGCTAGTTGTTTCGACCCCGGCAATAGTGGTATTGGCTTGTACAAGCATGGCTCTGTAGCCATCTGCGCTTGGGGTAAATATAAAAGAAGATGATGCCGACAGGTATGAGGTGCGTAAGGAGTTTGCGCTGACGGTAGCAGTTGTAGCCGTTGAAGTCTGTGCGTACCTAGTTACTGTTGCATCTGCTGAAAGCGTGGCAGCAAAAGATGATGTTGAAGATAATAAAGTTGCCAAAGCAATAATTGCTGTTGCTGTAGCAATAGTTGAAGCGGAAGCAGAAGCGCTGACTGTCTTTGTGGTATCGGCGGTTTCGGTTGCAGTAACATCTAGTGTTGATTGCGCTGCGTTAGGCCCGATGTAATAGGCTGGCGCATAACGATAATACCCTGAGTGATAACTGAGTAAACGGAGATTAGTTCCAGCAAGATTGCTGGTGATCTGTCCTACATAAAACGAAGGTGTAGGAGCGAAGTACGGCGTGTCAAATGTAACCGCACCATAACTGATGCCATACGCCATACTTCACCCCCAGCGAAAAAAACTTACGCAGCCAAAGGTGAAAGCGATACTCCAAGTGTTGTGAATGTAAGAGTGTCTGTGTTCACGACTGATTTTGATGTTGTCAATGCAGCAGTCCAAAGAAGATTGCCAGCAGTTGAAGCATCCCATACAGAGATGTGTGAGATTGTCTCTGTTGTTGTCATGCTAAATGATGGTGAGTTTGAAAGAGCAATAGCTCCCGCAGAAGCAGCAGAAAATGTTGCTGACTGGCGAGTTGTTACTGCTGATGCGTTTGCAGTTCCCGCAGCGCCCGGATCTGCTGTATGGAGCTTGATATATGTTGCAGCAGGAGCAGTAAATGCAACCGCACGAAGCATATTGAGCCAGTTATTGGCAAGTGTTGTTGTTGCTAATCCTACTGTCATTCTGACTCCTTAGTATCTTTTGTTCCATCTGCGTGAGTCACTTCAGCATCTGCTGTAATGACCAATTCCATGGCGACTTTAGACATTTATTGTACCTTAACCCTTAGCGCCATACTGCTTTGTAAGCGCCGTGAAGCGTAGTGCAGCAGATGTAAGTAGCGCGCCAGCAATAGGAGCGATGCTTGAAGGAAGGTTGATGTTAGGAAGTTGGTTAACGAGTTCTCCAAGGACTGATCCAAGTAGAGCAATAACCAAGTGGCGGTTTGCAGGTGATAGTTTGTCTAGCATTAT